CTAACTACGCGGTCCCTAGTCTTTTGGCTAACCCAAAAGCTAGCATTTTCTAAACGAATGTGATCACCGTGTTTACGATGATCACCATAACAATGACGAATTACTTTTCGCGTTTTATAATCCATCACACTTAAACAGTCTTTAGTAAGGTTTTTATAAACTTTAACTTTCATAATAAATTTTCTCCTTTTAAATTTAAGGTATAAGTTTCACCTTCGCACCAGCTGGTCCATCCTTCATACCAGTCAAGAGCTGTATAAGGCTTCCAGTCTTCACTACGATCTCGATTAATTTCAGTCAAAAGTTTATTGACCGACCATATTTTTATATCGCCAGTTTCTAAATCTTTTACTTTAAATTTTTTATTATATTTTTGTGGAATTAAATAAAAATTTTCGCCGTCAGTTTCTGGAACGCCCATATTGTTGATTTTTGTGCTATAAATAGCATCTTTTGGATGCTTAGTGATATCATCTACATATAAATTTATGTCATATGATATACCTTCATGTTCAAAAGCTTGCCAATCTTCGCAACGATCACCGCTTAATATGCTTTCTGTTAAAAAAGATTTATATTCAAACAATACTTTACGTTTAAATTTTTTATCATTATTAAATTTTTGTTCGAGGTTAATCATTTTTATCCTCCAAACTATTTAATATAAAATGCGCAACGTAATCACCGTTTTTGATATCAAAAATATCGGCTTCAATATATTTTTCTAATTTTTCATCAGCAGTTAAAACTATTTCATAATTTTTTAAAGCTGGAGATATTACAGATAATGAAGCTCGATATCTTTCATCGTCTATAACCGTACTCATTGATAAATTCCCAATGAACACATTTCACCCATTGAGGACCAAACAATTCTGTTTTCCTCCTTTTCATCTACGTCTATATGCTTATTCCAAAGGGTGCATACAGCTCTAACATGATTGTATCCTCCAACAAATTTGTCTAATTCATGCGGATCATCAGGATTAATTTTACCAAGTGGATAATATCCATCTTCGTTTTCTATTATTTTTGCAACTCTGTAATTTTCATTTTCTTTTACAGGTGTATAACAATATTTTTTTTCTTTAGTCATTTTAGCCTCCAAGCTATTAATTAATGTTATTTAGGATGGTATGCGATTTTTTATATAATAGCAAGTCAAAAATTTTCACCCAGTCATAAGGCTCAGGACAAAAGTAATGCGGCGCTAGTTTTATGCCCTCTTCTTTCAGCTGTATAACTTGTTCAGCTCTATATAAATGTAATCCTTGAGTGCTTTTCACTAATATCCAAACAGAACCTTTTTTATGTAAAGATATCCAGCTGACTTGTTGGGGACTAATT